CAGGCATATCTTCTATTGTATTTGATTTAAGTGCGATTAATAATTTAGCTCCAAATCCGACCGATAGGATTTTAACGATACGAATATCTAATGCTAATAGTACATCGACCATTAACCCTGCCTCTAAACAAAGAACTGTTCGAATAAATGACGAACCTAAGACAATTAATTTATTTTTATCTTCTATATCTGCTACTTATGAAACAGATACAACTAATATGTTAAGTTGTGTAAATGTATGGGAAGCATTATCTGCTAGTACAGCTACTACTAATACTAATGCGTTTTCTACCATATCAGCTACTAATCCAATTCAAGCAACATTTACAGTACACGAACCGTTATCTGTATTTTCTGTTTCAGCAGTATCAGGTGCATTACAATTTGCTCCGCCAGCCGCTAGTCTTGTATATTTAAATAATGAGATTGATTTTATTGTTGAGGAGGGCGCGGCGTTAATTGGTAAAGGTGGTGATGGTGGTCATGGTCACTTATGGCTATCAGGGTATGATTTTACTATTGACGGTACAGGTACGGATGATTTAAGCTCTAGTACCGCTCAAGGATTATATGTCGATGGTGGTCCAGCGATTAGCGATTTTGATGATTATTTTAATGTATTTACCATATCAAATAGTGGTAAAGTATATGGAGGCGCTGGAGGAGGTGCTGGTGGTCTTGTAGGTGTGAGTGCTACGAGCATGCCTCATGTATCTTCTTTATCTGCTGGTGCTGGTGGAGGTGGAGGCGCTGGTATTCATGCCGCTAATTATGGAGTCGCAGGGTTAGCGGCAATAGATGGCATTCAACTTATTAATACTTTTATTCAGCATAGTTTATGGAATATTATTTTAACAAATGGTGCTCCTGGTACATATGCCGCTGGAGGTGGTGGAGGTGGTTTTGGGGCTAGTACTGTTACGACTATAGGAGGTGACGGTGATGTTACTTTAGATACCTATCCGAATATGACTGGATTAGATGGCGGTAGTTTGGGTGAGGATGGTGGTACAGATTCAGTCCCTGTAGCGCCTACTACCGGTGTCGATACTAGTTGGACTGATACTCTAAGATGGTATTATAAGGAGCGAGTCGGAGGTTCTAAGGGTAAACTTATTAACACCACAAAGTCTGGTATAGCATCTGGAACTGGAGAGTTTAAAGGTATAGTTGATCCTTTAACTTTAGCTTAAAGAGTATAATTGTATTCGTTAATACTTGATATAAGTATATTTAATGAAGTTTAGTTCTAATGCTCAAAACGCACTAGCAGCGTCTAAATCATATGCTGAGGAATTTAAAAGTCGGTACGCGGGTACTGAGCATTTATTATTAGGCTTAATAGAGAGTGATGATAAATTTTTAGAAGAGACTTTTGATCGATTAGATGTTGATGTAACCCATTTAAAAGATATAGTTATTAGTATTTTAAATATAGAAGAGACTAATAAACTTTTTAAAGCTGATACTGGACCTGCATTTACTCCGCGCGTGCTTCGTATAATAGATTTTGCAAAAGGATTAGCACAAAAACTTGATAAAAATACAGTTGATGTAATCCATTTGTTTTTATCTTTATTATATGAAAACGATGGAGTAGCTACATCTATTCTTATGGAGTATGGTTTAAATTTTGATAATGTAAAAAACGCTATACAAAAAGAATTAGGTAATATAAAAAGTACTTCGAATTTAAGTAAAACGACTATCCCGGAAAGCCTAGAGCCATACTTCATTGATCTAACATATCAAGCTTCTAGAGATGAATTACAGAGTACGTTTTCTCGAGACGCAGAGTTTGATAAAATTTATCTTATTTTAGGTAAAAGGCATAACACTAATCTTATAATTAGCGGCGAGCCTGGTGTAGGTAAAAAGTCAGTAGTTTATGAGCTTGCTAGAAGAATTACTAAAAAACTTACTCCTAATCATTTACATGATAAAAGAATATTAGAACTCAAACTTAAAACACTTATTGGAGGTACAAAGTTTAGAGGAGACTTTGAAGCGAGGATGGATGTACTTCAAGAGTATCTTAAGAATAATGTCGATGTAATTTTATTCATTAATGATATTGCTCTCATAACTCGTATTGATGGTACTGCTAATATAGAAGAATATTTTAGCGAGCTGTTTAATAGTGATGATATTAATTTTATAGGTACGTGTACAGCTGATGATTATAAAAAGTATATAGATGATATTGCAACTATTAGTTCTAATTTTGAAAATATAGTTGTTAAGCAGACCAACTTAGAAGAGACAAAGGGAATTTTATATAACATGATTCCTATGTATGAAAAATTTCATAATGTAAAGTATAATAGAGATATAGTAGAAGATATTGTTAAGATGTCGTCAAGATTTATTTTTGATAAGAGTCAACCCGCAGCTGCATTAGATCTATTAGATGAGTGTGGTTCTCATATAAAGAATCAAATATCTAATACATCAGAACAAATCGTCCAGTTACAGCAAAAAATAGACGGTATACAAAAACAAAAACTAGAATATGTACAAGAGTATAATTTTGAAGAAGGTGTTAGGTTAAAAAGAAAAGAAACAACTCTATCTAATAAATTAAAAAAAGAAATAGCAAAACAAAAAGCAGTAGAGTTTGATAAAGTTATTACAGGAGATATTGTAAGAAATATTCTTAGCACTAAAACAAATATACCTATTAGTAATATTAGAGGTAGCAGCTTACCTGATTTAAATAAAGTAGAGTATCGTTTAAAGGAGCGATACATATCTCAGACAAGAGCTATTGCATCATTACTACAACATTTTAAGCGAGTCAAAACCGGGTTACAAGACCCACTAAGACCGTTAGGTTCATTTTTGTTTATCGGACCGACTGGTGTCGGTAAGACGTATTTATGTGAATTAATTTCAGAATACTTTTTTTATAATAAACAAAATTTTCTTAAGATTGATATGTCTGAATTTATGGAGCCACACTCTACGAGTAAGTTAATAGGCTCACCTCCTGGGTATGTTGGATATGGAGATCGGTCTCTACTCTGTGATTTTATTAAAAACAATCCATATAGTTTACTCTTATTAGATGAGATTGAAAAGGCACATCCAGATGTTGTTAATATATTTTTGCAAGTTCTAGATAAAGGTGAATTAACCGACAGTGTAGGGCGTAAAATTAATTTTAAGAATTGTATTATTGTATTTACAAGTAACATAGGTTCTGATTTGTTTAATAAAGATTCTATCGGATTTGGAGGCACTGCGATAAGTTCTATCGATTTAGAGAATGCTTGTCAGAAATTTTTTAAACCAGAATTTTTAAATAGACTAGACGAGATTATTAGATTTGAACATCTATCTAAAGAAGATATATACAATTTAGTTGAGATCCAATTGCAATTATTTGCAAGTAAATTACAAGACACTAATGATATAGAGTTTATATTAACAGACGATGCGCGTGATTATATATCTCAACAGGGATATAACCGGAAATATGGCGCACGTTTCCTCCGGAGGTTTTTTGAGAAACATATTGAAACTGAAATTGCTTCATTATTAATAAAGAGCAGATCTCAGCTTAAAAAAATTACTTGCAAATTAAAGAACGATAAGCTAATATTTACGTCATGATTGCATATAAATTTGTCGTTAAGGACATTTATACCAATGAGAAGAGAGAATTTGAACTCTTTTCAGAAGACAAGGATCCCCGGCCTGTTCATAAGGAAGGTATGAGGCAGATTAAGTTCGAGGAAGATATTGAAAAACTATATGTTGACGTTTCCGGGAACGAGATTCGTACATATGAGCGTCTGGTTTATGATAAAAGAAAAGGATTTTTAGATTAAAATGAGTACTATAGGACAAAACATACTAGAGGCGCTTGAAAGTATTTTTTCAGGAGAAGAGCTTAAAGCAACAGCTAATTTAAACAACTACTTACAGAATCCTGCAGCTATTGGTGAACACCCGGATCTGGTCACTGAGGCTAGGAAGCTGGTAGAAGAGATTGAACATGCGAGACATTGTAAAGAAATTGTTAATTCATTGAAGTAATTAATATTTTCAGAGAATGCAGTATAGAGAAGGTGTTGCTTTGGGGCGCCTTTTTTATTAAATAGTTATATATACATGATACCTGCAGAGATATTAACAATGGCTGGCGGGTCATTAGTAGGGTTCTTTTTTAAATTAGTTGCAAAGCGCGCTGAGAATGAACAGAAGCGTTTTGAGATGTTTATGAAAGAGAAGGAATTCGCTGATGCATCTGCTGATAAAGCTGTCAAGCGTGTAAGTGTAGATGCTGGTAAATGGGTTCGGCGCTTAATTGTTGTGAGTGTTTTATTTGGAGTTATTTTAGCACCATTTATTACTACATTTATGAATCATCCTATTGTAGTAGAAGAACTTATCACTACGAAGATACTATGGGGACTACTTGGCTCAAAGACTGAGCCTGTGTTTATAGAAGTTGAAGGGTATTTATTAGTACCTGAGATTCGACAAGCTCTAACAGCTATTATTGGATTCTATTTTGGCCAAGCCACAGTCAAACGATAAGTTGAATTTCAAATTTTTTCGTTATATTTATATGGAGAGTGCTTGTTCGATGCCAGCCTATTAATCGTACAAAGTAAGCATAAATAAATATACCAATGCCACAGGACATTAATTATCTAGACGAAATATCTACCTTTACCTTTACAAGTAAGTACGCAAGATTTAATCAAAATTTAAATAGAAGAGAGACGTGGGATGAATGTATAAATCGTGTTGCGAAGATGCATGTCGACCGATTTAAGAGAGATTTACCGGCAGAAGATATAGATACAATTAAGTGGGCATTTCAACAAGTAAAGGATAAACATATTGTACCGTCGATGAGATCAATGCAGTTCGGTGGTAAGGCGGTATTAGCTCATAATGCACGTATATATAACTGTGCAGTAAGACATGTAGATAGTATAAGATCTTTTGCGGAGATATTTTATTTATTGTTATGTGGTTGTGGTGTAGGTATTGGAGTGTCAAAACATTTTATTGATCGCTTTCCTGATATAGTTACTGCAAAGGATAAAACGGGTACGGTTGTAACTTATGTTGTTGAAGATAGTATTGAAGGATGGTCTGACTCTATTGAAGCATTATTGAATTCTTATTTTCGTAATACAGCATTTTCAGGTAGAAAAATTGTTTTTGATTTTAGTAAGATAAGACCTAAAGGTGCCGCACTTGAAACTGCTGGAGGGAAGGCTCCAGTGTATCAAGGATTAAAACGGTGTCATAAAAAGGTAAAGGAATTGTTTGATTATATGATTGAACAGCAACAACAAACTAGATTAAAGCCAATTAACGCATATGATATTTTAATGCATTGTGCTGATGCAGTATTGTCTGGTGGTATTCGTCGCTCAGCTACATCTCTTATTTTTGATAAAGATGATGAAGAGATGATGAATGCAAAGACATTCTTTGATGTTACTCGGCATACTAAATTTTATCATGATGATGAAACTGATTTATATGTAGGTAAGATTACAGTCAATAAAAAGAAGTATGAGGTTGAATTAATTGAATATGAGTATAATGAAGTTATAAAAAACAAACGTATAAGCTGGGTGCATATTGAACCTCAACGCGCTAGAAGTAATAATAGTGTATTACTTTTAAGAGATGAAACTACCTTTGAAGAGTTTACAGCCATTCTTAATAAGACAAGACAGTTTGGTGAACCTGGATTTGTATTTGGCAATCATCCATGGCAATTATATAACCCTTGCTTTGAGATAGGCTTTATACCAGTTACTAAAGACGGTGTTTGCGGTGTTCAATTCTGTAATTTAACATCAATTAACGGAGCTAAGATTGATACTAAGGCTAAATTTTTAGATGCAGTAAAAGCAGCCACAATTGTTGGTACCTTACAGGCATCATATTCTGATTTTGATTACCTGAGGCCTGCGTCTAAGCAATTAACAGAAGGTGAGGCACTGCTGGGTGTATCTATTACTGGTATAATGGATAACCCTAAGATTCTCTTAAATCCGGAGTATCAGAAGGAAGGTGCTGAATATTCTGTTAGAGTTAACAAGTATTGGGCTAAAAAGTTAAATGTTAATCAAGCTGCTAGGATTACTTGTATTAAACCAGAGGGTACATCGTCATTAGTGTTAGGAAGTGCGTCTGGAATACATCCTCATCATAGTAAAAGGTATTTCCGACGTATTCAATGTAATAAACTCGATCCAGTGTATAAGCACTTTAAGAAAAGCAATAAACATATGTGTGAAGAGAGTGTTTGGTCGGCAAATAAGACAGATGATGTGGTTACGTTTCCTATTCAGATTTCTGACAAGGCTTTAGTGAAAGATGACATAACTGCCTTACAACATTTAAAGTATATTAAGTCAACTCAACAAAATTGGGTGATTCCAGGTACTACCGAAGCAAATACCAATGATATTGAACATAACGTTAGTTGTACTGTGGTAGTAAAGGATGATGAGTGGGATAGGGTGTTTAAATTCTTGTATGATAATAAGAAATACTTCGGCGCAGTAGCATTATTACCTAAAATCGGTGATAAGTTGTACAAACAGTCGCCTTTAGAGTCAATACTTGATGAAGAGGATGAAAATAGGTGGAACTCTATTGTCGATAAATATGTACCTGTGAATTATAAGGCTTTTAAGGAAAAAGAAGATACAACAGAGGTTCAAGAAACTGTCGCATGTGGCGGTGGCGCATGTGAAATACCTAAGCTACAAGAGATCAAGGCTTTAGAACCTGAAATACAGGTAGCCTAGTGCTTTTTCTTTATTGCACCGTTGTATCTAGTTAAGTCCAATTGACATAAAGGTTTATCTATCTTTAATTT